CCTTGAAGAAGGTAATTTGAGGATTACCAGTTAAATAAACATCCTGTGCTCCATATGCTACTAATTGAAGAAGACCACCACCCATTTACGCTATATTCTTTATACTATTAGAGGAGAAAAAAAAAAGACTTTATAAAATATGTCACTAATAAATATAATTAAATAATATCATATTAATTTGAATATGCTAATCCACCCATTCCTGAAAGGATACGTAGCACATTATAGTTAACAGCATATACATTTAATATTGCAGTATCGGATGTTCCAACTGATTCATATTCAAGATTAAGAGTAGCAGTATCTATACGAGACATATTTAGAGTTCCACTAGGTTGATGTTCTTCCGGTTTTAGTGCAAATGAATAAACATTTATACCTGCATTTGTCGGTATATTTTCATGATGTTGAAAAGGTTGAACTAAATTAAAGTATCCACCCGAGCGTTCGTTGAAACGATCATTACCATTAAGTGTAAGTTTTGCTTTTATAACATTATTGGCAGGTAAAGCATCACTTTGAGTTGTAGCAATAGAGCGAAGTGTTTGTCTATCAATATTATAATTATATGTTCCATTCGCACCAATACGTGTAGTAGTTGTAGTATAATTAAACCAATTATTATTTCGTGTACCCGTCCCTGTTGTCGATTGGAGAGTTTTACGAATAAACCACACAAGTTCTTTGCAAGGATGATTAAAAGTTAATTTAGGATTCATTTTTGTTCCCGCAAGTACTGATTCAGAACCAGTAAATTGTAATTGTTCAATTAAATATTCATGTGATAATTGTGCAAATCGTCGGCGTTCATCGGTATCAAGAAATATATAGTCAACCCATAAAGTAGCAGTTGGGAAGTCGCTGGTTCCTAAAGATACACCATCAACACCAGAGCAATTTGCACCTGTTTCAAATTGAATATTTAATTTAACTTCATGATATTGAAGTGCAATTAAAGGGAGCGCAAGACCAACATTTCGACAGAACCAAAATTCTAAAGGAATATACAAAGTTTTACCAATAAGTCCAATATGACCTGACATACCAACCATTCTATTATAACCATCGCGTTTTGATCTAGGTAAAGAAAGTTCATTCCATATGTATAACCAATGCGAATAATGTTTGTCTATTTTTTGACCACCAATTTCAATTTCAACATTATCAATTATGCGTAATCCATATCCTGCGCATACTGAAGTAGCAGTAGGGACGAAAAGTGATAAATACATGCGATGAATTAAATCACCATTGCGCGATATTTGACATGTTACACGATTGCCATATGCAGGAGTACCATTAAAAGTTTGAGCAATCGCTTCAATTGCGAAGTTAGTATGGCGACGATATACAACTTTGAAAAAGGTAATTTGAGGATTACCTGTTAAATAAACATCCTGTGCTCCATATGCTACTAATTGAAGAAGACCACCACCCATTTACGCTATATTCTTTATACTATTAGAGGAGAAAAAAAAAAGGATTAATACACGTATTATATTTAACTATTATAATAAAATTGTAAATATAATATTAATTAGAATATGCTAAACCACCCATACCTGATAATATACGTAGAACATTATAATTAACTGCATATATTTGAATTCCTTCATATGTAGTTGCAGCGGATGCATTATTTGTATAATAGTTAACGTTTACCATAAGTGTTGCTGTATCAATACGGGACATATTTAGAGTTCCGCTTGGTTGATGATCTTCCGGTTTTAGTGCAAATGAATATACATGAATACCTGTATTTGATGGTATATTAGTATGATGTTGATATGGTTGAACATATGAGAAATATGTTGCTTCGCGAACACTAAAACGGTCATTTCCATTTAACTGTAATATAGCATCTTTTAATGGGGAAGAAGCAGATTGATATCCAAGCAGTCTGCTACCAATCATAAAATTGCTAGTATTAAATACTGTATTGGAAGTATTTGCAGTATTTGCATTATAATTATATGGCACAGCACCAGCAGTTAATAGAGAAACAGAAGTATCAAATAAATCTGTATTTGTATAATTATACCATGTAGATTTCTTTACATAGTTTGATGGTTTTGCAACCCAGACTAATTCTTTACAAGGATGGTTAAAGTTAAGTTTAATACGATTATTTGTTACACCACCTGAAGCACTAGGAGCATTTAGAGTTTCAATACCTGTAAATTGTAATTGCTCAATTAAATATTCATGAGATAATTGAGCAAAGCGACGGCGTTCATCAGTATCAAGAAAGATATAATCAACCCATAACGAAGCATCTGTTAATTGTGGAACAGATGTAACTAATGTCGAAACACCAACACTTTCATCTGTGTTACCTGACTCAGCAAGATTTACAATACATTTTTCTTTTTGTTCAAATTGAATATTTATTTTAACTTCGTGATATTGAAGAGCTATTAATGGGAGAGCGAGACCTACATTACGGCAAAACCAAAATTCTAATGGAATATAAAGATTAGTATTTTTCAAATATGTTAAATCTTTGTCTGCGCCAACCATAGTATCATAAGCATATCTTTTACCTAGAGGTAAAGAAAGTTCATTCCAAATGTATAACCAATCTGAATAATGTTTATCTATTTGCTGACCACCAATTTCAATAGTTACCGATTTAATGAGACGTAAACCTATATAATTGACATATCTTGGTCCAGCAGTTGCTGATATGACAGGGTTATGGGTAATACCATCTAATTTAGGTAAAGTAACTTGAAGATATACTCGATTAATTAAATCACCGTTGCGCGATATTTGACAGGTTACAGTGTTTCCATATCCAGGTGTTCCGCTAAATGTTTGAGCAATCGCCTCAACTGCAAAGTTAGTATGGCGACGATACACAACCTTGAAGAAGGTAATTTGAGGATTACCAGTTAAATAAACATCCTGTGCTCCATATGCTACTAATTGAAGAAGACCACCACCCATTTACGCTATATTC